CTCCGATGAACCCCTTCAGGCGAGACACGCACACTTGACTGTTGAGCACGAAGTAATCCCAGATCTTACGACCTGCATAGCTTGGCCCAACTACGTTGAACTCAACCTTGATCATCTCGTTGCCAGCCTTGGACTGCTGCTCTTCGTACATAGCCGCCGACAAAGTGTAATCACCTGCTGGGAACGGCTCAGAACCACCGCCACCTGTACTCGCTTCGATGTTACTTACATCGATCCCTTGATCTAATAGACCCATAATGCTGCTCCTTAAGCTGCTTCTTCGTTTTTATTTGCAGACAATGCTGCGGTGTAGGAATCCATAAAGGATTGCCATGAGAACTCAATCTTCGATGGAAGATCAAGGCGAGACTTTGCGTCATACGCTGCCGCGAACTTGGTAAACAAGCTGCGGTTACCGTAACTCACACCACGCGCCTTCTGACCATCCTTGATTAAGGTAGTCTCGTAGTTTGCGAACAAATTAAAATCAACCCAGTCCTTAATCAGGGCGTTGACCTTCTTGTTGCAGCGCATCTCCCAGCGATCATAAGGTTCCAACTCTGGATCTTTATATGCCTTGGATGCAACGTGGCTTAACAGAATGATGTTCATGTTCTTCGATGCGTGAGCTACGTTCAGCCCATTCAACAGATGAACCCATGCATTCTCCTCTGCTACATAGAACGCGCCGTACCCTGCCTTGGGATCAGCCGCACTTGACCAGCCATTCTGGGTACAGACATATGCCTCGCCCAACTTGGCGGCAGCATCAGTCGTATCCAGTACAACAGTCTTGTACGGATGGTCTTCAGTCACAAGCGTCTTCACCTGCTCAATAAGATCTTCCCAAGTATTTGCTTGGGGGAATCTTGGCGCATCGATGAAAGACAATCCGTCCTCCGCTTGCATGAAGATACATGCATCTGCATTAGCACCAAAAGTGCTCTTGCCTATACCATCTGTGCCTTGGATGTTTATCCGCACTGGGGGTATTGGGCCACCGCTCTCGCGGGTAGTTGTTACCTGCTGAAGTAAAGACATATTAGTCCTCCTCTTTAAGTAGTTTTTCAGCATTGATGGATTTGACCCTAGGGTCACCTAACTTAATTGAATGTGCGTCATGCCATTTAGATGCAAGCTCTGGATGAGCTAATGCATAATCTTTGAATGAACGCATATCAACTTTGTATGTAGTTTGCTGGGTTATAAAGGAGGGCCATTCTTGCTTTGGGATTGATTCAACTACTTCATCGAGGATGGCTTGATCCCAGATGTGATCTCTCTTCATCTCAACAGTAATACCTCTTACTGTTCTCTCGCCACCTTCATTGTGGATCGGAGCAAGCATTGCGCTTGCTTCTTTCGTGTCCAAGAGTTCACGGTTCAGCCTCCTGATCGTTTTCTCTATCTCTTCCTTTTTGCTTTTTGCACCCGCTAATTGCAGCGCCAAACACTTAATGCTTGTCATGCTTCTTTCCTTTCTTCTGTCTAACTCATCTCTCTACGAAACAGATCATGCACAAAGAACGAAAAGGTTGCAACTTTTTTTACAACTATTTTGTTGAACTAATTATTTATCTAGTAGAGAATGGTTTTTCCTGATAGACGGCAGAGTCCATGAAGACGATAGAAAAAAATGTTGAGAAGCTTCCACATCCTACAAAAGGAACGGGGAAGTGGCAAAGTTTAATAAGAGAAATGTCGATAGGTGATTCGTTTACGTTGAAGTTTGAAGAGGATGAGCACGGCTACATATATAGAGCCATCATGAAAGCGGCGTACTCAATCGGCGCAAAAGTAGAGTCAGTAACAGAGCCTGACGGGACTCGCAGAGTCTTTAGGAAATCTTAATGATGCCGTTTCTAGCTAGTAGCTATGACGGGCCTATGTCGCCCGAAGCAAAAGAAGAACTACTTCATGACATGTGGGAACAGGGTATGCACATCATCCCTTGTGGTTCGCCAACTGAGGTAGTGCCGCAGTACTTCCGCACCAGGCATCCCTTCGATACAGAGGATGAGCTTAAGGCTAAGTGGGCTAAGACACCACGGGTTAAGTGGCAGCACTATCAAAAGATCCAGCCATCTCAAGATGAGATCAAGCAGTGGCACAGTCAATACCCACTGGCAAACTGGGCGGCGATCACCGGCATTACCTTCGCCGTAGTGGACGCAGACAGTGATGATGCCATTAATTGGATCGGTGCTGGGGCAATCACAAGAACACCACTGAAGCAGACAACACCAAGGGGTGGTGCTCACTACTTCTATTCACTTGGCCCTACTGTTATTCGCAACAGTGCAGGCAAGAACAAGCTCGATGTCCGTGGTGATGGCGGCTATGTAATGGTCGCACCTTCGCATGGATATACCATGACATGCGATGACGCTTACGGGGCGGTTGGGTCAATGGATGATCTACCCGCCCTGGTCGATAACGATCTGCAAATGATGCATGTCTTTAATACAGGCAGCAAGGTTGAGAATATACGGGACAAACTTACTGAAGCGCCACAGGAGCAGGGTACTCGCAACGATACCTTAGCAAGGCTCATTGGTAAGTGGATCAAAGAAGGCTGGGGCATGCGTGAGGTGCTGATCAAGGCGCAGGACTGGAACCAAACGTGCTTCCCGCCCATGGACCTGATTGAGGTTACCCGTACAGCCATCAGCATAATCAACGGGCATATCAAACGACACCCAGATGATGTCAATGCAGGGGTCATGGGGTGGGAGACATCCAAGTGGCAGACTGATATCAATGAAGACCTCAAGGTCATTCAGTCACAAGAAGATCCCATCGAAGAGAAGAAGCGTGAGGGTGATGAGCAGTTAGAGGCAGGCCCACTAGGGTTGAAGCCGTTCAGTGATACTGAATGGATGGACATGAATGATGATGGCATTGAGCAGTTCTGGGGTGATGCATTCATATTCCAGAAGAGTCGGGTGTTACTGCTGGGTAAACCAAAGATCGGTAAGTCCAATTGGCTGGGTGCATTCGCAGCGGGAGCTACTACCGGCACAGACTTCATGGACGTAGAGTTCAACAGGCCGCTCAAGGTGATGTGGTTTCAGGCAGAGATCATTGCTGAGTTTCTCAAGCGCAGAATAGATACCTACTACAAGCGGTTTGAGTTTGATGATGAACTGAAGCGCATGGGTCATAACAACCTGATCATCAGTGGTCGGCTGAGAAAGAACCTGATGCGTGACCAAGACATAGAACAGTTCAGTCAAGAGATCGCGTTTCACAAACCAGACATCGTGATGATCGACCCCATCATTAACTTCTTTGACGGGGAAGAGAACAGCAACACAGAGATACGCAAGTTGCTGGATCGCGTAGACATGCTCATGGATATGCACAACGTAACCGTAATCATAGCCCACCATACAGGTAAGGAACGGGCAGATGATAAGACGTTCATGTCAGCGCGTGGTGGCTCTGTGTTCGCCGGTTGGTTTGATAGTGGTATCAAACTGGGTGGTGATAAATCAAACGTGTCGGTCTTCTATGAGGCGCGTAATGCCATGGAACCCAAGGAACACTTAGCCAGCTTCGACTTCGATGATGGTATGTGGAAGGTATCAGACCTAACGCAGCGCAACACCAGACCTCAGTTGACTGAAGAAGATGAGGTAGCCATAGCCAACGTGGTGGTTAGTGCTATGAGCAGCACAAAGTTTTATATCAGAAAAGAATTAGAACTGCTGGCTAAGGAGGCTTTAAGCAAGGCCAACATGAACAGTGGTGATAAGGCTGGGCAAAAGGCAGTGTCTTATGTTCAGAAATATAAAGGTAACTTGGTCAAGACGCATGCCGTGCCAGGCAAAGCGGTCTGGCATTACCTTGAATCAAATGAAATGACAAGACCATGGGAGTCTGAAGAATGAACGAAGCAAAGCGTTTTATAATATGATTCATTACCATGGGGTTCCGCTCAGTGGCGGATTGCAAACAGAGATAGCAATGCAAGGCAAGCATGGCTTTGTATCTTATGCACACGCAGGAAGCGTAGGGTTGGTGGCTGAGATCTGTCAGTCATTTGCCCTAGACAATGGAGCCTTCACTTCATGGAAGTCTGGCAAAGCATTTGATATCAGCGGGTTTGCTGATTTTGTAGGTGAGTGGCACATGCATCCAAACTGCGATTGGCATGTGATTCCTGATGTTATTGATGGGGATGACGATGCCAATGCAAAAATGAGAGCTACCTGGTTCAAAACTGTGGGCGCTGAGATCTATGGTAAGGGTGTACCAGTATGGCATCTGAATGAATCACTTGATGTGTTGAGGTACATGACCGTTGCTTACAAGCGCATAGCATTCGGTAGTGCGGGTGCGTTCAGTCAAATAGGTTCGCCCGAATGGTGGGCGAGAATGTCTGAGGCGATGGATGTTGTTTGTGATTCGGAAGGTAGGCCCAAAGTGAAACTACATGGGCTGCGGATGCTTGACCCGACTATTTTCTCACACTTTCCATTCAGTAGTGCAGACAGCACCAACGTGGGGCGTAACTGTGGATTGGATACTCGGTGGCAAGGCCCGTACACAATTGGATTAAGTACCAAAACAAGAGCAATGATTTTGATGGATCGTATCGAGTCACACGCATCAGCGGCGCGCTGGAACAACACCCAAGCAGGCCAAAAGAATTTTGAGTTAATAGGATAAGTTATGACCTACAGCGTTAAGGAAATATTTTACACGGTACAAGGTGAAGGCATCAACGCAGGCAGGCCAGCGGTATTCTGTCGTTTCGTTGGGTGTAACTTATGGTCTGGTAAGGAGAAGGACAGGGCTACTGCACAGTGTAACTTCTGTGACACTGACTTTCTTGGAGGGTTCAAGGTTAAGACTGCATTTGAGTTGGCTGAAAGAATACATGAAGAGTGGTACAGGCCATCGGCAGACAACCTCTTGGTTGTTCTTACAGGTGGTGAGCCAGGCTTACAGGTTGATGACCAGTTGATTAGCAAACTTCATGGTTGGGGATTTCAAGTTGCCATAGAAACTAATGGCACTGTCGAGTTGTGCGAGGGCATTGACTGGGTATGTGTTAGCCCCAAGGCCGGTACAGATTTGGTAGTCACTAAAGGTGATGAGCTGAAGGTGGTGTACCCGCAAGATGGTGTTGACCTAGATGAGTTAAGTCGGTTGGACTTCAAGAATTTTTTGATTCAACCAATGGATGTGTCTTACAAGAACGACTATGTCAATCAAGCGGTGGAGTTCTGTAAGAAGAATACTAAGTGGCGGCTAAGTGTGCAGACGCACAAGTCGATAGGGGTTAGGTAAAAAACCCCGCAAGAGGTGTGTGTCTAAGCAGGTGAGGAAAGACACGCACATGACGGGGAACCCAAAGCAACAAGGGTCAGAGCGGACTCTAACAGATGATAAATAAATACGCGAGTGGAGCAGTACGATATGGCAAAGGTAACCTTGGAAGCAGAGGTCGAAGAGAATCTCATTGAAGAGTTCGTTGGGACCATGAAGACGTTGAGTGTGTTGAGCAGAGCAAACGAGGATCTCAGTGAGTCAATGGAGTTCTTGTCAAAAAACATAGCAAAGAACAATGCCGACATCAGGAAGCTCACAAAGTCTGTGGAAGGATTGATGTCAGCAATACAAACAACAGGTAAGTAGCAAAGCAACGGAGGATGGTCAGGTGAGTGATGGTATGGTGAGTGAACGGGCAGCGGGTGATATGTTTATATCTGCGATTAAAGCGCAGGCTATGGCGCATGATACATACATATCAGATAGGCTTAGTCTTGTTGCAACGCAAGAGTTTAGCCAAGAGCAGAAGCGTGAAATATGGGACATGCAATGGAACGGTATCCCCTGCTCAAAGATAGCGAAACATTTTGGGGTCACCACAATGACAATAAGAAAGCTGATGAATAGAACGTCTTGGCCCCAGCCCAGAGAGTTCAGATGATTATAGATAAGCATGAAGAAAGGGTAGGTATGAAAGTAATAGTGAACAACGAATGGCACATTGAATGCATCTCGTGTGAGGCCCAATACTATGTGGTTGAGTACCCTGGAATGGACTACAGCGGGTGCCGTCACTGTGGAAAAAACGTACTGTATGTTACCGATCATAGGGTGAAGGTTGAGCCTGTGAAGGGGTCGGATGGTGGGGGTGAGCGTAACAAAACTGTTGGGCGTGGGAGTACACTTAGACCCTAAAGTTAATGTAGTTTCTAGGTTTGCGCGGGGGGCTGAATACCCTAAAAGCGTAGGGTCAAGGGGGTGTTTTGGTTTTGACCCTACGGTAAGTCAAGTCATTGATTTATAAGGGAATAGGGTAGGGTCACGAGGGTCAGCGTGACCTACCGTGACCCTTGACCCTTCGCCTCGTAAGTCATTGATTTATAAGGGTGGGTCAAGGGTCAGGTGGGTCACTTCTAAAGAAGGGGAGAGAGATATAAATATCTCCCCTACGGGACACCCCCTTACTCCCTTCTTTGAAGAGGGGGTAAGAAAGGAAAAAAAATTTTGGAGTTTTAATTATGAGTAGTGATTTGTTGGGCGCAGAACAGGTGAGTGAGGATGAGTAT